ATAGACATAGTTGATTTACTATCTATTCAAGACTAGAATATCTTGTACTTAAGAGGTACTTAACCTAACCAATGTGATTAAAAAATAAAAATTATAAAAATATAGATTATGAAAACTAATAATAACAAGAGTTAAAAGTAGCGTGTGCAGAAAAGTAAGAATTAGAGTAATGTGAAAATGATGAGCAAGTCATCTCCTTATTTTAAAACTGCACAAATAATTGATGAGGATCATTCTAATTTTAAGAAGAAGAGAATATAAAAATTGGAAAAATAAGCCCAATTGCATCAAGAAGGAAGAAACGCAAGAATGTTGTAACCCACTGGTGACTAGATATTATCCGCATGGGACATGTTTTAATTAGCTAAGCATTTTCCTGGTTAAATCCAAACACCATATGTAGCAGGTATGAATATATCACCGAACCCAACTGCTACATTTAGACACAATGTTCACTTTGATAAGGCTTATTCCTCTCAGAGTGGTATGACTAATATGGGTACTAAACCATATTTGGTTATATTCCATTGTCCTGTCCTATCTGCATACAAAAATCCATCAGGTTGGAGAATGTCAGGGCTTGTATTATAGAATGCCGACAATGATACAGAAACGATTGATTTTGGTAGATTTTCTTCAACAGCGTATAGTTCAACTATGCACTCTGTGTATGGAGGAGATGCTACCTATTTTTCTCAGTCAGGATTTGTATTCGCGGCAAGAGCTGATTTGAATCTCGAGGGTCCAGCTATATAATAAAATGGTGTCGTGTATAAAGGATCAATTACACTTGGTAACATGGGTGATGGTTCTATTACAATAAATGATCTGATGTAAATATCTCAATTAGCTAAAAATAATAATAGAAAAATCAGATTGACGTCTGCAGTTGTAAATAATTAAATAGCTTACACTGCTGACACTTCCACGTGGTCCACTGGTGTTGGTTTGAGACCTCCTAATGAACTGGACAGTGAAATCGTGGAATTTGTAATTATACACAGACCATTCGTTGGTGTAAATACAGGATCTGATTCAATTTACTCGTTAAATGGAATTATGTCAGCTAATTTGTATTTTAGACCAAAATTGACATCCCCACTAGCTTATTCAATATTTAATGACTGTAATTCTAGGATAAATAAAGAGGGAATACCGCATGAGACGGACTACAATCCGGAACATGGGTCATATTCATTTTAAGGATATGATTGGGCCAAAAAGAAAATTCTGCCCCTATTGTCAAAAACAGTTGGTATGAGATCTCCA